ATCTAGTGCTAATTCCATCATTTCTTTACCAGTAGTAGGGTCAACTTCTCCTGGCTTTAATGCATTGTATCTAAAAAATATATCTGCTGGATTAAGAGTAACTTCATCGCTTAACTTTGCTGTGTTACCAGCAAGCATCTTAAACCATTTTTCAAAATGTGCTAGTGCTACTTCTTGTTCTGACAGCATGCCAGTATCAATAGTACGTGTGCCCTTACCTATTTTAATACCCATTGCTTCAAATGCTCTATCAAGCATTGATGGAGTAATAACAGATGCAGCAACTTCATCACCATAACGACCAGCAATACCACTAGCGGCAACAATAGATGCAGCCATAGAGTTTAATGCATCGGGTGAATTAATAAATGCTTGCATAAGATAGCCAGCAGTTTCTTCATCAATGTATTTACCATACATTTTAGAAACATGTTCTGAAATAGCCTCACGTTTTTCTAAACTAGAAAGTAATGCTGGGTCTGTGCCTAGTTCAATAGCCTTAGCATTAATAATGTTTTCTCTGTCTATTAATGTTAATGCTTCTTCATGAGAGTACCGTGGTTGCTTACCAATTCGTATAGGTGAATTAGATTTAGGTGTTAATTTTAATGCTGCTTGTACACTTCTGCGTACTGGACCACTAGCAGATTTAGAACCTGTAGCAGCACGAGACATATTTCCTAAACGGAATCCTTGTAATGACGCAAAATGACGTATATCTTTAGTAGGTGCAGACAATAAATACATTGTTGCTTCATCAATTGCAGAACGTACACCTAAACGTGGGAACAAAGTTAAGATAGACCATGTATCAACTAGTTTCTTTGAAAAAGCACCTTGCGTTGCTCCGCCAATTCCATTAATAATATTCTTTTTGGATTTAATTTCCCAAATAGTTGAACCAATAATGTCATAAGGCAAAGAACCAACAGCCCATGTAGTTTGGTATGGTTGAATTGGACCCTCTGTATTAACAAAAAATCCAGTTTCAGACTCACGCACAGAGTTTGCTGGCGCAAACTTAGCATGTTCTGGGTTAATAGCAAGGTCTCTCTTAGTTGCAAAGCCTGCTTTGTCACCATATTTGTCTTGAAGGGTTTTAATAATTAACTCTTCACCTTTAACACTGCCACCAAGACCCATTGAGTACATAGTTGCAGCATCTAGGTTACGCAAAATAACAATCTGTTCATCAGCAGTTGACTCAAGGAATCGAACAGTTAATGCTTGCGCCATTTCCTTAGGTAATAATTGACGGGCACGTGATGTAAAATTAGCAGAAGTATCAATTGCATTAACACCAATGCGTACTTCTAATCCTTGTGGAGAACGAGCAGCCATTTGCCCTATTTTCTTCCAACCACTAATTTCTTTATTAGCATTTAATACAGCAGACATATCAGCATTAGGATTAACTAAACGTTGTAATGCACTTTCAGTATTAAGTAATGCTTCAGTAATAGGCGTTAAAGCCTCATTGCGTTCTGCTGCTGTTTTACTCATATTGTTAAATGTTTTATCAAGTGAGCGTGTGATTGCATCAGACCATAAACGATTTTGACGAGCAACTGCCACGCCGTTGCGCATATAAGTTATGCCATCAACTCGACCAGCAAGTAATAGATTTAAATTACCCGCATCTTCAAAGAATCTTTGTGCACTTGATGCATTAAATACTTTGGCATCGGATAGCACTTTAATAACGGAAGGGTTGTTATAACCTGGAAAGTTTTTAGCAATATTATCAAGTGCTATTGATTGCGCTCCAAAGTCACCTTTAGAATCCGCAACCTTTTTAATTGCAGGACCAATACCATCTTCCCATAGATTAAATACTAATGGTTCTTTAAATGTAGTTTCAACGGCTCTCTCAATTGGAACGCCCTTGTTAATAGCATTGGTAAGTGAGTTAGTAATACGCTCACCCTTGGTAACACCCTTGCTAAGTCCACCTGTCATCCAAGTAAGTGGGTCTACTGCAAACTGATAAATAAAATCTAGTGTGCCAGAAAGTTTTCTAGTACCTTCACTAACGCCACTTGAAGGTGGCCTGCGGTCAAGCATACGAGCAATGTCTCGACCAGGTGAAACCTGTGCATACTTAACGCCATCTAAAACTAATTTAAATGCATCAGGGTCATCATATGCTTTTTTAATTGAGTTAAGTAGTTCTGGGTCTACCTTACCAAAATCTTGTACAATCTCACCAGGAGTCTTACCATAAAGTAAACCCTTAGCAACTTCAACATCATACTTACCAAAATAATCTGTTGCTTCTTTTAGTGCGCCTTGGTCATACTGGTTCTTACCATCCCATGCATCTACCCATGTTTTAGCAGCAAATAAATCTGCACCCTGTGCAACTTGACGAGCAACTTTATAAGGCTCGTTGATTAAACGATTATATTGTCCACCTAGTTTAAACAAACCAATAAGCGGTGAAGCCGCTACTTTAAGAACATTTCCAAGAACACCCTTAATGCGGTCAGTTGCATCTTCTGGTTCCTGCATATAGTCAGCATCTTTAAACATAAACTTTAACTGGTCTTGAATATTTGGGTCTAAACGGTCATACTCTTTACGCGCTCCATCAGTACCAAGTTTACCAAGTTCACGATGCTTTTTAATTGTGTAACTCATCTGCTCTACTTGGTTTTTTTCTACACCAGTTAAACCTGCAGATTTAGCAGCAAGGTAAAGATTAGGTGAGACTTCAGCAACAATAGGTTTAATGTACTGAGGCATTAGTACCCGTTATCAAGTAGTTGTCTATAAATTAATTCTGCATCTCCTGATGGGTCAAACTGTGCAAGATGCTTAATAGTATCAATTAATGTTGGCTGTTGATTAGGCAAGCCACGCATGGCTTCAGTTCCTGGACCATCACCGTAATTAATACCAGATGTAATAGGTTCAGTAGGACGTTGCGTAGGAGCACTTAGTTCAACAATACCAGCCATAGGAAATGGATTACCAGCCATTCCTGCGCCACCTTGTTGTTCTTCTAAACCTTTATTTTGTCCATATGCAAAACCTGTATAGTCTTGTTGTGGTTGTGTCATACCTTCGGTAGCACCACCATCTGTTCGCTGTGATAGCGCACCAGGACCTGATACAGGTGCTGGATTATTGGGCTGACGATAACCTCCACGTGCCATTACTCGTCCTCCTCTTCAATGTGTTTTCTAATATCTTCGGGTGATAAATCTTGCATCCAATCAGGATACGCTTGTTTTGCAGAAAGAATGTATAAAGCATTATCTACAGTAAATCCTGCTCTGCGTAATGATTTATAAAACTCATGCAACTGAATTGAATATTGGTCTAACTTTGAGTAACTTTCATCAGCAACTGTTTTAACTGTTCTCTTACGAGGCGTTGCCATAATTACTCCTTAGATTGCCTGTTCTCTAGTTGTACGTACAGCACTACGACCCTGACCATCACCTGTTAAACTGCTAAGTAATGTTTGTAAATCTGGTCTTCCTTGTTGAATAGGAATTGGAGAACCTCCTGCTGGCGCACCAGCGGGAGCAGGGGACATTTGCTCAACCGTATTAGTTGGTTCACCAGCAGGAGGAACCTGTTGCTGCGGAGCAAAGGTTGCTTCTATTGCATCTTCTAATGCTTGTCCCTTTTGACGAGCCTTTATTACCGCAGCAATCTTACGGACCACATCTGAAGCATCCTGACCTTGAGTAGCCATCTGTGGAATTGCTTGTGTATATGCCGTAAGTGAACCAAGTAGCGCAGAGCGCATTTCTTCAATTTCAATCTTTTCTAATTCTTGTGTAACATTAACCGTAAATGGTAGTTCTCTCATAGCCATATCTCGGCTGATGAGTTTTCCTCCAAGTGCTTGAAGCATAAAGATAAGACCTTGCGCTGGGTTAAGACCAGCAAGCATGCCGTAACGAACATCAGCAGAGTAATCATTCTTGATGTCTTTAGTTGGCTTGTATGTAATCTCATAAGGTGAACCCGAATCTACTCCACGAATTGTCTTTTCTTCTGGATAGATTAATTCATCTACATTAAAGCAAAGACTAATAATGTCCCGAAGTGTTGCAGCAAAGATTGCTTGCGCAGATTTAACCTGCGTGTCAAAGGCTCCCATAAGAGCCTGTACTCCTTGACCAGTAACAATAGAAGCATCTATGTTTCCAGTACGAGATTCAGGGTATCGTGTACCAACACGCAGTTCTTGATTAAGAACCTGTTGTTCTGTAAATGCACCCTGTGGCAAAGTAAGTTCTACACGGCGAACACCTGCTGGGTTGGCTGTACGAATGACAGCATCTCCACCAAGCATAAGTTCTTGCACATCTTGTGGTAGAACAATTGGTGCCTGTACTGATTTCTCTGCTGCTTCCATTGCAAGTAATGCAAATCGGTTGCGCAGTAACTGAATACCGAGTACGTCATCAAACTGTCCACGTAGTTCACCATCAATAGATGGCTTACGTGCTACTACAACCATCATCTTGCCAAGCGGGTTAGCAGCCTGAGAAAGAACTAGGTTACTTCTGCGTGGTACATAAATGATAGATTGGTCTTTATCGTAGTAACGAATCATCTCAATCTGTGCATTAAGGTCTTGCTTGTAACCATCTTCTCCAAGAAGTTCTCTGTCATACTCTGGGAACTGAGATACTAGTTCTCCAAGTGTCAAAGAGTAACGCTTAGCAAATGCCACACAACGTCCATAGCGGTCAAACTCTGGGTAAGCCCCAATAGGATTTTCTATGCGGATACGTGGCAGTTTTGCTTCATCGTCTAATTCAATAATGAATGGGACGAATCCATATGTTAGATACCAGTCAGCGCCTGAGTACATCTGTACTGCTAGGTCTGAGTGTTGGAAATAGTTAGAAGCAATACGAGTACGCTTGTCAGCAAAGGTACGTGCTCTATCAGATACTTGATTGGCTGCAGAGCAGTTAACGGCTGGAAGCGGAGCCATAACTTCAGATAGGTCACGAGCAACAATATCAATAAAGTTTGCTACTACATTTGCATCAACACCTTCTGGAAAGAAGTTAGGATAAACCTGAGCAATTTTTCCTTTACGTACGGCAAGTACATCGAGGTTGCGGGCATCACGTTCGTGATTACGGTAACGAAGGGAATCAACCCGTGCCGTTACCTGCTCTATTGTTAATGCCATTATTGTCCTAACGTAGTTTTAAAAATTATCCTTGGATGTTTTTCTTTGCCTTGCTAACAGCCTTTTTCTTAAGGTTTATTTCTTGAATCTTGGCACGTTGGGCGGTCTTATCACGGCTTGCTTCCATTCGTTGTGTTACTAATGGAATAAACTTTTTTGCAAGACGCTGTTGCTCATCATATGACAAACCTGTTTTATTTAAACCTTTGTAAACATATTCTGATGCATCGTAAATGGCACTATTTTGTTTTGCTAGAGCCTTTGCGCGATATCTTTTACCTGGTTGTGATAGTGCCATTTTATTTTCCTTATCCGAAGTTTTCTTGCCACTGCTCTGCGAACATCTCATCGAGATTAACTGCAAGGCGTTGGTTCATCTGAGCACGAGTTGCCCATCTGTTGTTTGCGTATTGCGATGTTCGGCTCGTAGATTGCATCAGTTCGCGTATGCGAATGATGGCAAACCATAAAGCCATGACGGTATCGGTCTTACCTCTAGTCTCTGGCTTCCACGTTAGTAGTTGCTGAGTTAAGGCTTTGATACCCTCAGAACCTTCAGATGAAGGTAATTCTAATATGTTGTTTTTTTGGAACTTCTCTTCGCGGATAGTGCCAAAGAGGTTAGACATTGACGCAACGCCAAAAGAAGTGTCCCATTTATTTTTCCCTGTGAAGTGAGCATCAAGGCGTACGCCGTATCCAGCGAGCCACCCGCGTAGTTCTTCGTCAAGGGAATAGGCTTTTTGGTGGGCGTTGATTTCAACGCGGAACTCTTGCGGTTTGTATTTAATAACCAGTTCTTCAATTGTCGCCCGAATCTTTTGTGGTGTTGGTTCTTCCATGTTGACACAATCCAACACATAAATCTTTCCATCTGCTCTGTTGTATGCAACTACAACAAATGCAGCATTACCTGCCATAGCAGGGTCAAATCCAATTACAGTATGTAAACCCTCTACCTTAGGTGGATGTCCAGCAGCACCAGCCTTTAGCGGTCCTCGCTTGCGCATCCCATTGGTCGCTCCTTGCACGAGTGCAGGCGGGAATATGGAGTCTTCTTGGATGTCTTCTTGCTGGTAAACCAAAGCCCATGTCGAAGGTGTAACTTCGCTGCGTCTCTTGAAGAGTGCTGGACCATCCCACTTGGGATAGTACCCGTTCTCTTTAGGTACATCAGAGTCGCCATCCCAGGCAACATCTGATTCAGGCCAGAGGGTAGTCCAATTCTCCGTCTCCTCCGCATAGTCAAGTACAGCAGGCATGCCCATGTAAGTAAACGGAGTCCGACCACCAGACCAATGCTTAGGATTACGAAGTTCTTTATAAAGGTCATTTGCGGCAATCCGTGTCCCTACAACTAGTAACTTACCATTCTTGCCCAGA